CAACACCACCGGCGATAAGTTCAGCCGCGATAGCCGCGCCGCTTTCCCCGCCAGCGTCTAGCACCGCTTGTAATGCCTCTTGGCTTAATCCCATTTGCAATAGGGTTTTAACGTCTGTGCCGTACCTGACTATTCCCGCTACCTGATCGCGCAAGCCTTGTAGAAATCCTGCCCCGGTTTCGTCGCCTGCGTCTTTAGCATCAGCAAACGAAAACGCGTCTTTAACGCTGTCGCTAACGTTTGTAGCAAAATCGGTAAAGGCTGTTTGTGCGTCGGTTAGTTGTGTTTTGGCATCGTCGAGCGCGGTCTTTAGATAATCCTTTAGGGCGTCGCTTGCCTCTTTAATCTTGTCGGCCATGCTCTTAGCGGCGGTACCTGTTTTGTTTAGGTCGTCGGGTAATGGGCCTAGGCCTTTGTTTATTTCGCTTAGTTGAGGCCCAAACGGTTTGATAGTTTCCACCGTGCTTTTGGTTGCGTTCTTAAACGCTAGAAACGCACCTGCAGCAACTACAAGCCCGGCAGCAATGGCGGCAGCACCAACGCCAAGGGTTAGCGCGGTGTTAGCGGCGGCAGCCGAGGCAGCAAGTGACCAGTTAAGCGCGGTAGTTACAACGGTTACAGCATTAGCAATTACTTGCGCCGCCTTAAATCCGATAAGCGCGGTGGCAATAGCGGCAATGGCTGTGCCTACGGCAAGCAACGTGCCTACGTGATCTTGCGCCCAATTACCAAAACTAATAAGGTACGGCAGTACCGCTTCAACTGCCGGCAAGATAGCCAACCCGATTGCCTCGGCGGCTTCACTTAGCGCAATGTTTAACCGCTTAAATTTGCCCTCTGCGGTGTTTGCCGCCACGGCTGCCGAACCGCCAAACGTGCGCGACAACTCGGCCATAACCTCGTCGAGGCTGGCACCGTCTTTAATCATTGAATACAACTGCGGCGATAACTGGCGCAACGCTTTATAGTTTCCGCCATAGGCTTTGGATAGCGCGTCGCTTACTGTTGCTAGGTCTGCACCGGTACCGGCTGAAACGTCAAGCGCCAAGGTAAGCGCGTCGTTAGCGGTAGCCAAATCTTGTGTACCTAAAACGAGTGATGCCAACGCGGGGCGTAACTGTTCATCGGCTACACCGGTAGCCATAGCCATTGCGCTAATGCTGTCCTCGGTAGACGCTATTTGTGCATCTGTAGCACCAACGACGTTTTGCAATGTTTTTGCTAATTGTGCTTGCGCGGCGCTGTCCTCTATGGCGGCTTTAACGCTGTAGCCAGCGGCCGCGGTAAGCGCACCTAGAGCGGCAACGGCTGGCAAAAATGCTTTACCTGCAATGAAACCGGCACGCTCGGAATTGGTCTCAAGTTTCTTTAACTGGGTAATGGCTTTAGTGAACCCTGAACCGTCAAGGCTGCTAATAATCGGTATGTTAATTGCCACGGTGTATACCTAGTTTTCTATTGGTGCGCCGGGCAACGTCGTTAATAACTAACTCTACTTTGGCTTCGACTGCCTCGCGGTTATTAGTTACCGCTTTGTCAATGGCTCGAGGTTGCTCGCCTACCTCTGCGTTTAAGTTAGTAACAAACATGCTGTCGGTATTACGCCCGGCATGGTCATAAATTGCGCCCGCTGCGTTGGCCTGTTGGATAACCATTAACTGATATGGCTTGCTACCGTAAACGACCTGCTCGGTATGGGTTACCACGCCATCGGTTGTGCGGTTGTAATTTACGTAGCGCTCTTTAGTTGCGCGTACACCTGTTTTAACCTTAAAACCCTTTTGCACCTGATCGGTACGCCATGACGTGTTACGGCCTTTAATGAGGTTGCCGCGACGCATACCGCTTAACGGTTCGCCGGTGCCTTTGCTGTTATCAAAATGGGCCACCATGCTGCGAGCCTCGGCAACGATCATTTGCCCGGCGCTTTGTATGTCTTTAGTTATCTGTTTGCGGTAGGCAGGGTCAAAATCGTTTAACGCTTTTAACGCCTCTTGTATGCCATCTATTTGCGGGATAGCCGAACGCGACGCCATTACTTACCACCGCGTTGCTTGTTTAGTATTTCAATGGTGGCGTTCATGTCGTCTAACTCAAATGATAACTCACTAGGCCAAAACCCTGTTGCTACTAAAATTTCGGCAAGCGCTCTACGCACCGTGCCGCTTAGGCTTTTGGGTCTTGTTGTTCTACCACTTCAATAGACGCCAACGATGTAATAAACGCGTCGAGTGTGCCGGGTACCGTGATACCTGCAAAGCGCGTAGCCTCGTAACACAAATAGGCTAAATCCTCAATGCCTACGCCTTGCGCCATCTCTGATGCTTTGCGCTTAAATTTGCGTTCCCAACTAACGATCGTCATTAGGTTGGTCGTTACTTCGTGTGAACTGCCATCGTTAAACGTGGCTTTTAGTTGTAGTTGCATTATGTGCCTTTTCGTGTCGGGCCGTTGCCGGCTTTAATTAAACTTCGACTACTGAATAAACGCCACCGGTAAAGGTAACGCTCATGGTGCCAAGCGCACCCAATGCCATTGTGTATGGCAATGCTTCAAGGTATGCACCGGTAAGGGTCATGGTTGGGTTAGTTGCGGTTCCCGGTGATGTTGCCGATGGTGACCACGAAACGGTTACCTGTGTACCAACCAAACTCTTTAGCGTTGCGTAGGTTTCTGATGTTGCAAACGACGCGTATAGGTCTAACTGGAGTGTCGAATTCTCGAGGCCCGCCGTGTACACCCTGGAATTAGTTCCAAAACTAGTGGACTCCAAAGCCTCGATAGTCCTAGTGAAAACTAAACCCTGACATTGATCCTGCAAACTGACGGCACCGACGGTCACGTTTGGATTGCTGAGATAAGTTGAAGTCGCCATTTTGTTTTAGTCCTTTGCTGAGTTCTTGCTATTAGTTTTAGCAGGTTTTGTGGTTTCGGTTGTGGATTGTTCTATAAACCCGCCAGCGATTAGCGCGGCAATGTTAATGCCTGCAGCCTCGGCGGCCTCGGCGTCAAACTCTGCACCGGGTACACCGACGCGGGGGCTAATGATTACGTATGCCATTGGGTTTAGTCCTAACTTGTTTGGGCTTGCATCTCTATTGTTAAATCATACGCTG